GCTGGTCTTAACAATTGTATCTTTCGTTTCTGTTATAGCCTTCATGAGCTCATCATTATGTTGTCTAAATTCATCAACAGTTTTACGAATTTCAGTTAATTCGTTGGAAAGCCTTTCTGACTCTTTCTCCTTCTTAGCCTCATTTACGTCTGTCTGATACGTTACATCATCAGAGTCAGTATCAGGATGCGTTACAGCATCCTTGTCATCCGGCAGCTTGGCATCAACAACATCTGCGGCAGCTGTTTCCGTGTTTTCTAACATATTACCTCCCCTAAATAAAAAAACCGATAGATATTCAGGCCTTACGCCCTTTCGCTATCGGTTTTATTAGCTCCACCAAAGGCAGAGATTAAACTATCCGAACTACTCTTTGTATCTCGTTATAACCTTATAATCGCTAATTCCTTCATTGTTGCAATTTACCTCTATCCTTTCTGTGTTCTTGTTTAAAATGGGGATTTCTGCCCCATCATCTGTCTTAATTGTAAGTTTTTTCAAAACTTTTGTCAAGACCAGTTTATTATCCATCATTTCTTCTTAAATATTATCTCGTAATTATCTTCATATTCTTTGCTGTTGGGTTTAGATATTATTTTAGATGACATATTTCTCAACCTCCCTTTTCAAGTTCCTTTAAAAGTTTTTTAATAATATCTTTTTTTCCTCATAATATCACCTTTGCTAAAACATCTTCCTCATTCATCATTACATAATCCTCGCCAGACCTTGTAACTGTAGCTCCCTGGTACCTGCCCCATAAAACCATATCTCCGACTTTAATATCGGATACCTCACCGCCTACTGCGAGAACTTCTCCCTCTGTTGCCTTCATGCCTTCTGCGCTTTCAGGGATATAAATACCTCCCGCGGTGCGGCTCATGTCTTTTCTCTTAACTATAATTCTGCTGAACAAAGGCATTAAATCCATTATTCTTCTCCTTTCTGTTTGTCCTCTATAATATTAATAATCTCGTTGATTTGAATTACCATCGCCCTCTGTTCCAAAAACTGCTCCCAATTCGCTGCCTTCAGGCATTCCTGTGTTTCCGCCGCCACCGTCTCCTGCAGAAGGTTCAAAAACTCCCTCGTAGCCGGAATGAGACCCCATTCCCGCCATTCCTCCGCTGTCGTTAATTCCGCCATTTATACCTCCATTTTGCTGATTTAATAATTCCTGTTCCGAAAGATATATAAACGCTATTGTCTTTCTCATGTGGTCTTCAAAGACTTTTTTGCCCTGCGGCGTTAATTGATTGAACCAGTCTGACTGACTGAATATTGTATGTTCGTTATAATGCTGAATATGGTTTTGAATAGGCAATGGTTCTATGGCTTGTTCTTTTAGAAATTCCGCATGTTCTTCCTGCGGAGACATATCGGGAGGCTCCTGAGGTTCGGGCAATTTAAGAATCCTGTCTATATTCTGCACCTCATTGGCTACAAGCAAATCCTTTGTAACTTCATATAGGGCTTCGGTGTTATTGGCTATTAATGGATTTTGGGTTGCGAGTTCGTAAGCGCTTCGGGCTTTAATAAGTTTTTCAGCCCTTGACGTTATATTAGGGTCAGAAGCGGGCTTAACGTCTATGTAATTCAAAAAGTCCGTTCTGCCTATAGTGTAGCCCCGCATCTCAGGCGAAGTTGAATCCTGAACTGTAAAGTATTTTCCCTCATTCAAAAACAATGAGTTTAAAATAAATATCTTTTTAAGTTCTTTCTTCAGAGAGCGGTGTTCTCTTTTATGAATAGCTGAAAATACCTTCATACCCTGCTCCATAACAGCAAGCATTGTTGTAGCTGTAGTATCAGAGGGCGGCAGTTTTCCCATTAACGTATCCGACACCGTAGATATTTCTTTTGAAAATTGTTGGACAAAGCCAAGAAGCGAAAATAAAGCCTGTGAAGGCTCTTTAAACTCATAGATATACATGGCCTTGCGTATATCATCACCTGTCATATCTATTTCATTAAACTGTCCAAGCGCAATCTCCATTTTATGTTTTTTAACCCCTGCTCTCTTGGATATAAGTCCTGTTTTCCCTGAAATATTGGCTAACGTCCCACCGTCTATAAGCTGATTCATAATTGTATTAGCGGATTCATTCAGTCCTTCAATGAAATGACCAAACCCATAAGACATCCAACTTTCGGGATTTGGAATGAAGCCATAAGAGGTAAAATATTCAAATTCCTTTTCCTCTCCATCTGTCAAATCAAGATAGGTCCGCTTTGTGATGCTTACAATCATTTCTGTATCAACGTCTACCGTAACTACGCACGGGATAAGCCGTCCTGTATTGTCTAAATCCAGTTCCACATGCTGTTCTATAAAAAGGCGGGGATATACGGCAAGACCCGAAGCCTCTGTTTGCCCTGTAATCTTATCCGACTGCTCTTTAAATTCTGGTTCTAACGACTGAGCGGATACAGGCCTACCTGTTTCTAATTCATCGGCCCCGCTGATATATATACCTGCCTTAACTTTGCGTTTGATTTCATTTGGATACAGATAAAAAAAGTGCGTCTTTCTGGGCGCATCTTCAAGTCTTTTTACCCCGTAAGGAGCTACAAAACTGTCGTGGCTAAGAGTTAAACTCACAATTCTTTTCTTGGAACTATCATAATATGTTTTCTTAACTGAGCTTCCATAAATAGGAAGCAGCAGTTGAAGCAAGTCCATATCCTCTTCCCATTCTTCCATCTCATCTAAAAGCTGATAATTAAGATAGCGGGCTGCCCTCTTTGCCGAATCTATAGACTTCCCGTCTGTAGACCAGCATTTTGCAACTTCCTTATTTGGGATTAATGCCTCATAAGCCCTTGCCTGAAACTGAAGACATGCAGTGCTTAATAGCGGAACATGGATATTGCTGCAAAGAGGCCACGGAAATGTTTTGGGGTCTCTATGTCCTGAAAATAATTTCAGCCAATTAGAGGCTCTTTTCATCCAGGCGCTTCTTGACGCTATATCGGCTTTAAAATTAAAAACACATTCACTACCAATCGTTTTAACATCATCATCGCTAATCTTATTTAATAGATTAACAGGCATAGCATCTATTGACATACCAGAGACAGCATTTAATGTCTTATTGTTCATATATAACCTCCGGTTAATATCCTGTTACGGCGTTTCTTGTTTCAACCTCATGTTTATATGTAAATATCTCGTCATCAGCCATATTATACCATTGCGTATTTAATAATGCAATCCTATACAGACATTCCATGAAATCATCATCGTATTTCTGGGGCTTGTTTGTATCGGGGTCAATCATATATCCTTCTAACTCTTTTATAGTCTGTTTCAAGTCATTGAAAAAAAATAAAGACGGCATTTCGTTTTCAGTCATAAGCAGGTCTTTTACCAGATGTATCCCGCCATCCTTATCCTTAGATGCGGCTGACATCCGAAGCCCATAAGCCGCAAATAGATTCTGCATTTTCTCAAACACCGATTCCTCATTTAAATCACTCTGTTCATCGCCTTTAGCCAGCGGGTCTATGATAATCGGGGCTTCTACCCTATAATGATTCGTTTTGATACGCCTTACTATCTCCTCGCTTATGGCTTTCCAACTCCCGTTTTCGTGAATCTCATCAATACAGTATTTGAAATTCCTTTTATCTGTTGCCACAAATAATACAGCCCATTTCTTAGAGGGGTGGAAGTCTATGGAAATATCCACTAACCAATCAAGGGGAATCTTAAACCTCTTCCTGAGATGCGTCTGCCTATTAAACTTAGAATATATAAGCCCCGACATATAAGACGGTATCCCTTTTAATCTTACATCCTTCTCCTCTTCCGTTAGGGTTTTTGCAAATTGTTCTACGCCCATCTGAGTTATTCCAAATCCAATATTAGCGGAAATATCACCATGAACATTAAATACCGTAGTATCTGGAGTTCCATCCTGATTAACCGCCTTTATAACATCCCTGTCCACCCAAGCTTCTTTAAGAAGTGTCATACAGAATAATTCCCGCCCCTGCCTGTCTATTAAGCCCCTGGCATTGGCAATCCTAATCTCCCTTCTCGGCGGTTCATCATATAAAATTAAATCCCCCGACCACCCCTCATGAAGTTCAGACTCCTGCTTATTACTCATAATTTCCAACGAACTTCCAGTCTTCTCATCAACCCAAAAAGATTCTGCGCCAAAGTTATTCTTCTTAATCCTAACCGCCCTATTCTTAGGCCACCATTTATGCAACTCAGGTTCAAGCACTGCCTTAATATGTTTCTCCCAATCCTGCCCTATAAGCCTGACCTTCCTCGGATGATGATGTGGGATTATTAAATCCCTTCCATCCCACAGCCACTTGCCAAATAAAGTTGACAGCCCAATGATAATTCCAATCGTTGTTTTCCCAATTCTATTTCCCCCCGTATATGTAAAGAGCTTATAATGTGGATTATCCCAAGCCTCCAATAACTTCTTCTGCAGCGGATTAGGCCCCTTAAATCCCCTCTCCTCATTCACTAACCCAAAAAACTCAATACGATTATCCGCTTCATACCGAAGCCTCTGCTCCCTGGTCTCCGCCAACCTTAACTTTAATCGCCTTAACTCCTCTATACTATGACTTATATCTGATTTATCTATAACAGATTCCATTATTTACTCTTTATCTTTGGAATTTCCTTAACTTCATATTCCTTACCCTTATAAATTATTTTCTCAGTCATAAACCGTTTTATATTTTTTGTGGAAATGGAGGGAAGAAATATACCTTGTAATGCTCCCTCGCCCCTCCCCCCCTACCTCTAAACCGTTGACGGTATGTAGGGAATATCTACAACCGATAGGAACGTTACTATGACTACTATATATGGGATTTAACATAATACAGCTTATAGGACATTGCCTCTATATTTATCCTTATTTATCAATGGCTTTCAACCTCTTTACCCTCCTCACTGTTGCAGGATTGAGACTCTATATCTTGTGTATCCACTATATCTTGTGGTAGGAGCCCTAATCTGCGCTGGATTGCCTCTATCTCGGCCCCTACCTCCCGCTCCTGCTGGCATACATCCTGATAGCTGATATTAGCTGTGGATTGACCAGACAAAAGCCGATATTTATCTATGTGCGTACCCGACACCGCATTAAGGGCAATCAGGTCTTTTTCCCCGCCGACCATCTTATCAAGGATACCTGCCAGATTGCGGCCAGCCTTATGCGCAATAAGAGCAGCGCCGTCTCTGAGTAAATTATCTCTAAGATTATCCCGGAGAAAATCTATCTCATCCCGGTGGTAATCTATATAGTAGCTAACTGCCTGAGCGCTCACGTTACATAGCCTTGCGATTTGAGCCTGAGTTTTGCCCTTTGAAAGATAAAAATTAATCAAAGGTACGTTTAGTTTGGTCTTGGGTCTTACTGTCTCAACTTCGACAAGTGGGGTATTTTGCCTCATGTGAGTATATATACCACAGTTTTAGGCGTTTGTCAAGGGGTTTACCCAAAATCGGTAAGTAATTACCAAATTTGATACCGTCTAAAATGCCCCAGGATCGATTATTGGGGGTGAGTTAATAGTAAAGTATACCTAATTTTAACCTCGGACCTGGGGAGTTTTTAAAAATTGGACATTTCTGTAGCCTGTTTTTTTTAAAGTTGGGGTCGGAAAATAATCACAGACAGAGTTGGTCGGCTGTTCGCTCATCCATCTATTCCGGGCTTCAGGATGCCAGCTACTACACAGGTGGCTCCGAGTTCCGTTCCCGCTGCTTTGGGTTCGGCGTGTGCCTGCACTCCGTGGGCCGGTTCCGCTTGCGCCGAGGCCGGGGCGGAGACTTCCACCGCTCAATCTATCTGCTACTTATATATCCTTTATACTCCTCTTAATTTTTTTTTGCAAATGCGATAATCGGCGATAAATGGAGTAAATAGGAGTATTTAAGGGATTTATAGGTGTTTTCGGCTGGATTTAGGGTTTGGGCGCTGGGGTAAAAGGCCTCACATCAGACTATAAATATAATCAATAATGGTTATTAGTTATAGACTCATAAAACAATCTTATGTGCTTATTATACCTATAACTTATAGCCGTATTAGTTATAACCATATTAATCCTGTTTATGCGCTTATATACCTATAACTTATAGCCGTATTAGTTATAACCATATTAATCCTGTTTATGCGCTTATGGATTTATTTTGCAGCTCCCGTGCATTAGCATAATCCATGCCTGATTCTACTGCCATTTTTTGTTATAGTTTGCCGTTTTTTGTCGCTGTTAAACCCTTGATTTATAAGGATTTTGGGATTTGGCTGACAGGTTGCGGCAGTTAAGGGACGACATTAAAATAAATAACCCATTGATTTATAAGGATTTTTTGCTGGCACGGCCCTTGCATATATAAGGACATGAGACAACAAGCCGGTAAGTCCTGACCTCACAGAGGCAGGCCCGGCGGATAAAGGAGAGGGAAAATGAAATACGCAGGGAAAACAATCGTGGGCTTAGCCCATGAGCGCGGCGCAAACGGCAATATTAAAAAGCGCCAGACAGCATGGCAGTATCTCCTCACTACAATCCACGCAAACGATATCCCACTGCGCAGACACAGCAACCGCTATGCACACACATACCAACACACAGCCCAAGCAAAAAAAGAATATATAAGGGGACAGTGGCTTGAGCGTATAGAGCGCACTGGCGATGCGCTCTGCCACGCGCACGGCTATCAGCTCCGCACCGAGACGCCCGGAGAATTACTCCCGCATCATATCAAGTACCGCGCAGAGATGCTTGAGCGGATCGATAAGTCCCTGCCGTATACATATTCCCTATCCACGCTCCCGCGCGCTCCGCAAGACTGGGACGACCCTGATTATTATCTTTGTGTTTCGGGCCGCACAATCGTCTTGCATCGCTCAGTTACCCGCACGGCATATATCATGCGTGAGGGATGGGACGACCTCAGCACGGCAGGATTACTCCGCAATACTGATTTTGACAGAGACGGATTTAAAAGTGAGCGTAAAATCAATTATTCTGCGAGGGGAAACTGGATACAAAATATAATTATCTCGCTGTTTAGTATCATCCCGGAGCGGCAGCGCGGATTATCACATATCCAGCTTGATCCACATTATCGTGTTAAGCGCATCCGTAAAATTGCAGGCATAGAAATATGGTCCCGCACGCTCGCAGGCGAGGTAGTAGATTACTGCGCTGTGCAAGATAAGGATACTTATCATGCGGCCACACCCCGCGCTGCAATGCACGGCTTAGTCTTAAAGCTCGCAACTCCCGGCAGCCGACGGGAAATCCTCTCGATGGATTATGCGCTCTCACTTGGTTTTTGCCGCTCCGGGGTGGAGCAGTTTTGCGAGGATTACGAGCTCAACCCCGATAGCGCGTATCCCCGCTCGGAGATACAGGCGATAGTTAGCAGGGGCAGCAACGGCAAAGCAAAAAAATATGAGAAGGAGCTCACAAAGGCAGGAATCACAATATAATCACAGGACAACAAGCGGAGAGGTTATTAATCTCTCCGCATTAATGGGTGGGCGGCAGACTCTGATGACCGACACAACCCAGGAGGGTGAAGGGATTTATAGTGATAATTGGGCCATAAAAAAGGAGGGCGGAAAATGATTGGACAATTGTGGCAGGAATGCAGCTGCGGAAACGAACCTGTCTGCTGTGTATGTGAAAAATGTCTCAAACATTGCAGATGCGGGAAACCGCAGGCACACAAAATAGAGCCAACACCCGCTGAGCCCTATCGCAGGGGAATTGGGCAGGGTTTCGGCGAGACCGAAGACGGAGAAAATTGACCGAAGTAAAAACTCTATGAAAAAATCATCAAGAATATAAGAACATGAGACAACAAGCCGGTAAGACCTGACCTCACAGAGGCAGGCACGGCCAAAAGGAGAGAAAAAAATGAATATTACCAAAGCGATTAAAGAAAAATGGACGCCAGAAAACGGACTTTGTCTCGCGGTGCGTTACAAAAAAGGATATCTTATTGATATATCAGTCCCCCGGAGAGACAAATGGGACGTCTGGGGATGGAAACGCGGCGGACGCCCTGCGGTTGTAGTGCGTGGAGAGGGGCGCGTTAAAGCAGATTATCAAAAAAATGACTACACACCGACCGGGGAAACAGTAATCGATTTTCTCGACAAATGCACGGAAATATAATTGTAATTTTTAACCTCCGCGCAGGCGGAATAAAAAAGGAGGGCAAAAAATGAAGGCAAAAATCACAGAGAAATGGTTAGTTAAAAAGGGCGCCTGCGAGGCAGGCGTGGAGGCCTTTAAAAATCAGAAAGAGAAGGACAGTCTAAAAATCTTAAAAAAATT